TATAAGGGTTTGGATAATTTTCAGGCTTTGCAATAAATGCAGCAATCTTTCGTAGATCAATAGCCGTAGTTTTCTTGTCAATAATACCAAGTTTCTTGTACTCTTCCATTGCTCCTACTCGAAGTACAGTCCATCTGAAATAACCTGATTGGATTACATAAAACCAACATTGATACTCTTTGCACAGCGCAATAGCTTCCTTCTTTTTGAAGTAAAATACTGCCGATGAAATTAGACCTATGACCCACTGTAAAAATGCTGTCCATAGACCTGAAATTGCTTGTTTAATCATATTAATTTAGTTTTTTAGTGTATCTTATCTCTTGAATACCGCTTGGGTATAATATTAAACGGGTATTTGGAATTTGTTCGTATTCATTGCTAACTCTTTCTAAATCTGCATTATATTTGTCCCAGTAATCAATTCTATATCTTCCAAACGGAAGTTTTTTTATAAAACACACCGGCTTATAAAATCCAGGATAACATTTTTCATCCTGTACTCTTTTGCTTACCAAATAAAAATATTGATTATTTGCTTTGATGTATTCTATTTCAAAGTTCATGATTACTTCAGTTTTTCGTAAATGGCTTTGATTATCTTGGCATTCCAAAGAGCATCATGCTTATGCTCCGCAGCAAAAGATAAAATCATTTTTACATTTTCTCTATCTTGTAAATCCCATATTTTGCCTATATAAAACGAATATGCTACTTCTTCTCTGTCCCATTCAAACGCTTTTTTTGGAGTAATACCTTTTTTTATTGCAATCAAATCATTTAAATCCTGTGGAACCGAAGAAATGTTTTCGGGAAGTTTTGGAAGACCTATTAAATAATTTGTATTAATAGGGTAGTGCCCATCATATCCACATTCTGGACAAAATTCCTGAATGTATAGCTTTTCTTCCCATTCAGCCAATAATTGCATAATCCAATACCAACTCAACATACCTCTATCTGACTGAGAATCGTAAATGAATTGGATGTTGTAGTCGGAGAATTGGGAAAGCCAATCCGAAAGCCAATCTTTGATATATTTCGTTTTAGAAACGCAATTAACGTTTTCACTATCATTGTCGTATTTATGAAGCGTATGGGGATAGTTCTTCAATTTACTAACAACATTTTCTTTCACCAAATCATCGCAACGGTTAATATCGAAGTCTGAAAACTCAGAATAAAAGCTTTTTGATTTATACTCACAAGGGCTATATAACTTATTTTTATTATATAATTTAGGAAAGTCACAAGGCTTTAAACTATCACTCACAATACCTAAACTTATCGGTTGTGCGTCCGATAAAATGCTGGTAAATTGAATTTTAAAATAAATATTGATTGTTTTCATGGTTTGTGTTTGAATTATATATCCATGTGATTTTGCGTAATCGTTCATTGCACTAAAAAGTGCATCAAATGTTTTTTGGGACCCATATAAAATGTGTGGTTTCATTGAAAATTTTCATTAATTAACATTTCTACATGGCTTATGCAATAAGTACAAACAAACATTTCTCCGCCTGAGTTAATGAGTGTTCTTTCTTCGTCTCCATCCGGGCAAATGTTATCAATAGTATAAAACCTCATAGATCGAACTTCGGTTTCACTTGTCGTTATTCCAAGTTCTGCCAGCATTCCGCCATCAGCATAAAATAATATTGGAAGTAGTACGCTTTTCATAACAAACTTTTTATCATTTGGTCGATAATAGGCTTAATGGTTTCATAATGAGATTTATCACATGGATAATCTTCTTTCTCTGAGGCAAACCAAAATAAAACAGGAAGAGGTACGTTTAGTTTTTTTGATATGGCCTTTAAAAACTTTGTCGAACAATCTCTTTTCCCGCTTTCAACTAAAGAAAGATGGGTTTGTGAAGTACCAACAAGGGAAGATAACTCCTTTTGAGAGATACCACGTTCTTTGCGAAGTTGTTTTATGGATTGGCCGATATTCATTATTGCTCTAATTCTATCATTAAATCAACATGCTGTTCTCGTGATATTATTTCATGCGAATAGTCATAATCTAGGGATTGCTTTTTATTCTCAATACGTTTTTCTTCTATGTATGATGCGAGGTGTTTGGAAATATTATTTTCTTTATCAAGAACGATAATAGCGCAATTAATAGTAAGAGCCACTGGATCAAGTTTTCCATCTACGAAGTTTTCTTTTACCCATTTAGATAGTGCATAACATTCAAGTTCTGTTTCTGAAGATACCGCAAGTATGCCCTCGCTTGTTATTGTTGCTTTCATCATCCAATTATTTAATCTCAAATTTACAACTAAATTACAAATAAACAAATAAAACGATAAAAATATTAACACGGGCATAAATTACATGCTTGCTTCGCTAACAATTGTCTTTCCGGTTGTCCTTCTTCTTTCTCCCGGTTCAATATATGGAATAAGTGCTGGCGGTTGCATGTATTTGTTTGCCAACCAGACCGATCCGGCAGTTATTATGGTTTTGTCATCTTTCTTGCCCGATACCGCTCCGGTACTACCATCTGGTTTCCTTTCGTACCAGTCACATTCATCCAGTGTTCCTTCGTCTCTTTCATTGTAAAGCGGATTTCCATTTACGTCGCCCCTGAATGTTGAAATTAATTCAGACAGTATCATATCCTTGCTGGCACTGTTTGTTTGAAACCCATACTTAGGGATATAATCTGTATTGATCGATTCGTGGTTATTTCGAATAAAAAGATTATCGTAGTATGCAGCAATATTGTCCAGAACGGTTAAAAAATAATCCCCCGATGCTTTTTCTGTTTTTAAACTATTGGATTCGATGGCTAAAAGCATGTTATGATACCATCTACCTATTTGAGCGCATTTCCATGAAAATAGATCCTGGTCCATGTGACAATGATAGAGTGCTGCTGTTTCTGGAACCCCGCCCCAAAGCATCCAAATTCGATCAATAATCTTCAAACAAGAGTAGTCCGCCTTTGTGTTTGTTCCTCCAATATCCGCAAATCCGCAATATCTATTTGTTACAAACCACTTTTTGCCTTGATGTACAATAAACGGTTCCGGTTTCTTCCATACTTTAAAATTACCTGTTCCGTTTAGGCTCTCATGAAATTCAATATTTTCAAGTGCTGATTTATTTGCTATTCCAGATGGATAAATGTCTCCTATAAACGATGGCTTGCGTACAGTCTTTCTTGCATTTGATATGTAGGCATAAGGGAACACCCTTGACCCGGTACTTACAAATGCTTCCTCCGGAGTTGTTGGAAATTCTTCGAACATCTGAGATTCCTCATACTTCTCTGCTCGTTGATATTCGTTGTACCATTTAATTCCTTCCAGTGTTGCCCCTTTGTCCCATGCAAATTTATCATGGTCTGACATGGTTTCAATAAACTGAATATATTCAGATTCTTTTATAGGGGTTTGATACATGTCAATTTCGTACCATGGGACAAATACCGGCGTATAACCCGATTCGCCTTTAATGGCAGATAGCCATTCGTCATGAAAGAAATTTCCTACGCCTTTTGCAGTACTCTCCAAAACAATCATTGAATATGAAACTCTTGGAACCGTGCTTCTTAATGAAGATACTAATTTTGCTGCCGTTCTTTTTGGTGTATCTTCCCAAACGCCAGGTTCAGAAATATGAACCATTGGATAGTTGTATGATCGGAACTGGTTTGGGTTGTTAATTGAACCAACCCCTATAATTCCTCCGCGTTCGTTATTTACAATGTTTTTTGGTGATCTTGCATAAGGCCTGAATGTAATCCTTCCTATTTCAGGCGGATAATATGTAGCTGCCCTTCTGTACATTTCGCTGATGTTTCCTGCCGCCCCGTCATCTTGGGCACAAATAGCAAGGTGCCAATTCTCTTTATGAATAGTCTGTATCCACATCATATAAAACTGGACAAGTGTTGATCCTCCCCATTGTCTGGCCTTTAAAAGAACAACGCGAATAGGAACGCCCATTATTCGCATTGCTTCAAGTACCTTAAAAAGTTTTAATTGTGCCTTTCTGAGAATAAAAGGAAGCTCCTGAAGCGTAATCTTATCCTGAATTATAATTGTTGCAGCACACCAAAACTCAAAGTCATATATAAACCGTTCGTGCATGAAAAGTTCATGTACATGTTCTATTGGTGTATCTATTGAATTTGCAAAATCAGTTACGGAACTAAATTCAGCAAGTGTGTTTATCCACTCGCTTTGATTAAACATCTCTATCGGAAGGTATATTTCTGAATCGAGATCGTTGAATACTATTTTCTGTCTTTCGATGGGTGAACCAATGCCAATAATAGGATTGTATTCTGAATTTAATACTTCCAGCCTACGTTTATTCTCCAATATCATTTGGTCATGGTTCATTTTTCCTTTGGTTTAACTCCTTTCAGCAGTGTTTCTAATGGTGAGGGATTTTGCTTAAATTTATTCGATACATACTCCAATGTATCTTTAATGGAATCGTCCCATATTTTTTTGTCTATCCCCTCAATCACATCCCTGCACTCTTTTCTTGTTTTTTTACTCATGTAAATTTTTGGTCGTAACATGTGATTTGTTTTAGTTTATATTTTCAATCTATTCTCCCAATGATCTGTCTCTATCTTTATAAACTCCCGTTCTTTCTTCATGTTTAATTTTTCCTGATCGTTCGCAATATTGTTTTATAAAACTATTCCTGTCCATGTGATTACTTATAAGTTCCGTTTAAAATCAAATAAATAGTAGTTTCATCATAGATTGGCTTTCGCGGCAACCTATCAATTATCAATTCACAAATCTTTTTTCGATTTATGTGTGGGGCTATTTCTGGTCCCAACTCTTTTAATACTTCTATGTGAATTTGTTTTACAAGATCAATCTTTCCTTGCTTGGTGTCTGGATAGCCGATGTCTTCCATGATTATAATTATTTATATCTAGTATTTATGAAAATATAAAAATACAAAATAAATAGACTTTTCAAAGTTACGAATGATTTTATATTTGAGTTCATTGTTTATGGAAAATTTATTAATAAAAATACTCCGACATGGAAGAAGATGAAAAATTACCAGCAGAAGATACCGTAACGCTGGGAGAAAACGAAAACAAAACACCTAATACTACTTCCGAGGGAGAATACTCAGAAGAAAAAAAGGTCGTTCTATCTGCCATGAAAACCCATTATGGCGAAGATATTCCGGATGAAGAATACGTTCCAAAACTTGAAAAAATGGTTGCCGGTGATTTGTTGCCGAAAGCTGAAAAGCTATCCCGATATGATGAAAGCAACGAAAAGATATTGGCAATGATGGAAGACGAACCCGAACTTTCAGGGATACTTTCGGACATGAGTCAGGGTGGAAAGTTTACCAAAGTGCTTCCTAAATACGTTGATATTACCGCATTAAACCAGCCCGGCGATGATGATATGGCCGAATGGGAAAACAACGTTAAAGTACGTGAAGCCAACTATGCCAACAAAAAAGAACGTATGGCTACCATTGCGGCCAATGAAGAAAAATCACAGGCCACTATTTCTGAGTTTGTTGCGGAAAATAAACTCGACGAACCTACTTCTGTAAAATTTGGTCAAATGCTTGCTGATTTTCTCGACAAAGCATTTTCAGGGGAAATCACCAAAGATTTTCTTAATGCCATGTTCTACTACATGAACAGAGATACCGAACTTGAAAACCAACGAAAAGTAGGTGAATTAAAGGCTAAAAACGAAAGAATATCTGCCGAATTTATGAAAGACGGCGAAATTCACAATGGAGATGGGCTCCCGGCTCTTGGCGGAAGTGGTTCTGAAATGGAATCTGAAACTGTTACTAAAAATCCAATTGCTTCAAGGCTTGATAAGTACCTTGATTCAAAACAGCCAATTATTGGTCGTTCTTAACGATAAACATTAAATACAAAAAAAAGTAAAGATTATGAAAACGAAAACTCTATTTAAGTACGCGATAGGCCTCATTGTTGTGATGTTATGCGTATTCACTGTTGAACCTTCATGGGCAGCATCCGTGCTTCCTCGTTCTTTGGCTGATATATTTGCCAGTGGCAATATAAACCTTATGGATGTTGTTGCTCCAACTGCGGCGGCTCAGGCCATAGATGAAACCGTAACAACTACCGTGGTTAAAACCGCTGTGCCAAATTTATTGAGGCCGGAAATATCCAACACTATTACAAAGGTACGACCCGATGTATTCCCAATGGATACTATTTTAAGAAAAGTTGGCAGGTTAGGAAAATGCGATTCGCGCGAATATAAATATTATTCAAGTGCTGTTCGTGGTGTATCCGATATTATGACTGCTACATATAATCAGGCAGACGTATCAAATGCTGAAATTGCCGTGACTAATCCTCATATTTGGTTGGTTGATGATGTTGGTTTCTTCCCTGATGTATTGGACAATTCTACAAGTCAGTCGGAATTTAGGTTCAAAGTAACTAAAGTTGACAATGCTGGCAAAAAGCTTACCATTGTAGCTGTTAATGGTTGTGGTGCCGGTGGCGTAGGTGCGGGGACTTATATCCCAACTATTGCAATCAGTAAAAAGTTTACAAGGATTGGTAATGCTAAGGCTGAAATTGACGCTCAGAATACTCCGTACGCAAACTTGCCAACCGATACCTCGAACTATGTACAGATTTTTATGTGTCAGGTTGAGGAATCTTTGGTAAACTCTACTCATAATAAAGAAGTTGAATACAACATTAACGACTTTCAGACTGATGCTATTTACGACATGCGAAGAATGGCCGAGTTGACAATGTTGTTTGGATATCCAAAACAAGATGTTTTTGACCCTGAGTCTCAAAAATATGTTGACCTAATGGGTGGGGCAAGATATTTTATAACCAAATCAATATCTTATGACGTAACTACCGCCGGTACGAATGCAGACCTTAATTCGTGGGCAAAACAGATATTTGCCGGGAACAATGGTAGCTCTACTCGTATTTTATTTGCAGGAAATGCACTGGTTGAATGGTTGATGAATATTGATGTTGTCCAAAAACAGCTTGCGGGTAACAAATCTGAAGTTATTGCCGGAATCAAATTTAAAGTAATTGAAACTTTCTTTGGTGATGTTTTGATCCGTAGGCACCAGGCGTTTGATGATGTTGATGGGTTTACATACAACGGGCTTGTTTTGGATATTGATAATGTTGAAAGACGTATCCGTCAAGCAACAGACACTACCGAATTAAACTTGAATGCTACCGGACAGCGTAAGGTTAAGGCTTATCGTATTGACGAAGCATGGACCGTTGCTTTCCGTAATCCAGACACTCATACTTGGATTGAAACAACCGCGGTTCCGGCATAATCACTAATTCTTTAAATCAAACAACGTGTCTAAATTAAAACTATATAATTGGAGGGGATCAGGGTCAATGACCCTGCGCCCCCTGATTGATGGCAAAATTATTGAGGTAGTTTTTCCAACTGGTTCAGAGCGTGCAAAATCAAGCGCCCAGTACCAAACGGAAAATGTAAAAGTTCAGGAAGCGATTGAAAAAACAATACAATTCAAAAAGGGTCTTATTCAAATTGTTTCAGAGAAGGTGGTAGAGTTAAACGCCGATACTGATAATAAACCCAAAGGTAGACCAGCAAAAGGGCAATATACATCAGTATTAACCCCTCAACAGGCCGCTGAAAAGCTTCATGAAAAATACAACATACCAATGGAGGAATTAAATTCTCCCGATGCCATCATGTCAAAAGCCGCTTCAGTTGGAGCAAGCTTTCCGAACCTGAAATATTAATTTCTTAATACAAAAGTCATGTCAAGAGAAAAACAAGCTTATTTGGCCAGTACCCTTACAAGGGAAAACCTCGTAGATACAAATGCAACTTATGGCAAACTTGCTTCAATATTAAGCAAGGCCTTAAAAGTTGAAGGCGATACGGCTACCGCAGCCGCCTTAAATGCGCTCACGAACCCAATGCCTGGGCTTTTAACAACTATTACCACAGGTGGAACATTAACACTTGGAAGTTTAGTTGTTGTCACAAACGACACCGTTTACTTCAATGGGCTTATTTGGGTAAAAGCTCAATGGGTTCAGAACGTAGCACCAACTGCTGCATTTACGGCAGACACTACAATGACAGCCGCAATGTCTGGTATGTTGTTTCTTATTGGTGCCGATGCTAAAACAGCCACACTTCCATCATCTGCTACTGTTGGTGCCGGTATCCGCTATGCGTTCTTAAACGCTGGCGCTGATGGTTCCTATGGATTTACCATCAATCCAAATGCTTCTGATAAGATAATGGGTTCTTTTAGCAATGGGAAAGTAAAAGTTACCATGACTGGAACTGATAATAAAGACCTTGTAAACACCAAAGCAACTGCTTTAAGGGGTGATTATATGGTTGTTGAAAGTGATGGTGCGGATGGTTGGTACATTCTCGATGGCGTTGGAATCTGGACTGAAGAAAGCCAGGTAGCCAATAACGAAAGCCCGAAAACAGTCGAAACTTTAACTGTGGCTAAAACAGTAACTATTGCTGATACCGGAAAATTGTTTATTCTTGCAGCAGCAGCCGGAGCAGAATTAACACTACCAGCAGTAGCAACTTCGGCAGGTTTTAATGCCAGGGTTATGGTTGGTTTGGCGTTTGCCAATACTGCATGGACAATCAAGGCCGCATCAAATGTAATTCAGGGTGGCGCAATTGTGAACAGTACGTTTGTAGGAAGTGCAAATCAAAATTTAATCACATTTGCTCATGCAGCAGAAACGGTTGGAGACTTTATTGACCTTAATTGTGATGGAACAAATTGGTATGCAACTGGAGTAGCAGCCGCAGCCGGTGGAATCACATTTACCGCACCGTAATTAAAAACAAATTTTCTCATAATATAAAAGCCTTGTTCGTGTATCGGGCAGGGCTTTTTTTAAATCATTCAATATGTCAATAGCAGATATAAATACCGCAAAAACTGAATATCTAAATCAGTTCTATCAAACTCTTTTAACGCTTATAAGTTCGGGTGGAAGTAATTCAGGGGACATATCTACACCCAGATTAACGCTTATTGGTCTTACAAGGGTAAAGATTGATGAATACATGTCACAATCAGAGGGCGTACAATTTAATCTTGCCGATGCAGATAATTCAAACGTTATTGACATTTACATCAATGCTATTCTTGATGAAGCAGCAAAACATGTATTACAAACGGCACCGCTTCATATCATTACACCAACCGATGGAGGTTTATTGACTTGTGTTGGCGTTCCTACATCTGCCGGACTTACCGGATATGTAATTTTGCCAGACGATTATTTAAGGTTTGTTTATTTTAAAATGCCAGACTGGTTGCAGGGCGTTGACACACCAATTTTAATTACTGACCCAAAATACAAACTTCAAAAGTATATTGCAACAAGGGGGGGAATAGCAAAACCCATTGTAGTTTTAAATTCTACAATAAAAATTAATACCCCAGTAAAACAAGTTGATACTATTACTTTTGCAGGTACTTCGGGTGCCTGTATTATAAGTGGTCCGGGTGGACTTGATAAGACAGCAACATTTTCATCATCATTAACAACAACGGCAACCAATTTCTATAACGCATGGGCGGCTGATTATTTGGTACAGGGAATAGTATTAACAAATCCATCTGCTGGAAAAGTAGTGTTTACAGCAGAAACGGCAGGGATAGAGTTTGATCACCCAATGATTATTACAACTACGTCAGATTTAACAGGTGACGTGGTAAATACTACTGCAAACGTACCATCAAGAGAACCAAAAAGAACACTTGAATACTATTCAATATTACCAGATGGTGTTCCGGAAGTGACCGGACCTCCATTGGTTCCTGCTCATCCAAATCACACAATTGATAAATTTCTTTACATTGCAAATGTAGGGGCAGAACACGTGCAAACAAATTTACATGATGCTATTTCGTGGATGGCAGCAAGTAAAGTTCTTCAAATATGGGGTGAATTTAGCGGTAATCAGGCTTATGCAGACAGGGCAATGAAACAAATTGAACTTTCGTATCAAAACTTACTATAATGGCAACCACACCGGAACAATTATTAATAGATGCTACTGCTGCCATAGCTAAACTTCTTGCGTGGCTTGATGAACGTGATAAAAGAGGTATTTATTACCTAAATGGCGATGTTGCTTGGGTTGATGAGGCTGAAGCATTGGCGGGTATTCCCGAAGAAGAAAGAGAAATATACCAATTAGTAAATATTGCCGGTGTTGATTATTGGTTTACCGGAAGTTCACTATCTCTTTCTCAAAAGTATTCAGACATGTCCATACCCGATGGGTCAATAGCATTGGCAAAACTTGTCAATATTGCCACTGCATCGTTTTTAGGAAGAAATACGTCTGGAACAGGGGTGCCTGAAGTATTATCGGTAGCAACTGTTAAAACACTATTGGGATTAACTGGAACAAATTCAGGCGATCAGGATTTATCCGGAAAAGTAGATAAGGCAACCGGTTATTCGCTTGTATTAGACACCGAAATAGCAAAAATACACGAATCTGGTTCGGACGATCAGGATTTATCCGGATTAGTTGTTAAGGTTACCGGAAAAAGCCTAATAGATGACACCGAAATAATAAGATTGTCAACAATTTCTGCTCCATACACTATAATTCTTCTCGCCGCTTCAACGGTAGCTGGTAGAATAGTTACCCCAACCGAATTACCTTCCGGGTGGTCATTGTCGGTTGGAACAAGTGCTTTGGATCTTCGTATTACACATGGATTAACCACCAAACATTATACGGGCGTAAAAGTTCAAGCAGAGGTAACTACGGGTATTTGGAGAGAAAGAATAGCCGGGCTTGCTTATACCGGATTGTGGGCACCAACCACATCAACGCTTGAAATCGAAAGTTTGGCTACTATTGAAGTTCCAATTCGTATTGACATATTTTTTAAATAATGAGTGATAATACAAAATATATTACTGATTACTCTTGGAGAACCATTGTAAGCATGGTTATACTACTTCCAACAGCAAATACTTACCGGGCATCAGTAAGTCCTATCGACGTTGGCGAACCTGGCGCATTATTGCCTATTCAGGAAGGTTTTTTATTGGTTGATAATGCTGGTCATATTTTTCCTGTAATATCTGTTGGAACAGGTACTATTGATGTTGAAGATCGGTTATTGTGCGGCGAACATCCCGTAACAGGAATGGTGGGAATAGTTTGTAAGACTGCAAATAAGGGTAACTCAATTTACATTCCACAAGGACAATTAAATTATCTTGACAAAACAGCACAGCACTACATTGATTCAGTTGTTTGGTCTGTTCTTTGGGCTAACGATCCCAACCCAAGACGTATTGCCTTCACCAACGAAGATATGCCACAAATAGCAGACTATACTGCCGATGTTGTGGATATGGATAGCAAAACGTTTAACCCAAGAGAAGATTACGGAGAAAATCCTAAATTTGAAATATGGACAACTGAAGACAACTTAAACTATGCAAAGCAACAAATAGAGCCGTATATCACAAGAAATGGGAGTGGACAAATAGTTTCGGTTATTTTTAGTGGAGATGGATCAGCAATAACAGGTTACATAATAATTTCAAGATAGATGAAGAATTTACTTTTTATACTCATAGCAATAGTGTCGTTTTCGTTCTTAACACCTGACGACCCACCACATATTCCTCCTACGGTTAAATTGCAGACACCAAACAACCCTGCGTGGTGGTGGGAGGCTGATAGCACACGCCTACACCTGTACATGGGAACTTATGGGTGGTTGACGCTAACAGACAGCGCAGAGGTGTGGAATAAGTTCTTTCCATATAGAAACGCTAAGGACACAGCGATAACGACATGGCCTATCATATCAACTAAATTGGTTGGCGATACAGCACAAATAAACAATGTTCTTGTTTGGGGAAATGACACTATTTTAAAAGACAGTCTTGTTTATGTTGACGTTAAACCCGATTCAATAAGGCTAAGATATATTGACGGAACATACTCAAAGTGGTATTGGACAGCAGAATCTTCAATAAATTATGCGGATTCAAAAATATCAAATGATGCGTATTCCTTACTTTGGCAACCAAACGATAGCACAGGAGCATCCAAACAGGCTATTTTTAATAAAATAAGCACAATGGAGGCTATCGACTACTGTCCAGACACATTAATAGTAAACACAGGAACATTAGATCAAGGAGATGCTTCTGATTTGTGTGCTGTTGGTGGAACAGATGTGATAATATCGGAATCGTCCGGAGCAGACCCATTACGTGTGACATTTGAGTTTTCAGGTGTTTCAAGAATGAACTATTTTGTATTTTTTGGTGATTATGACGGTGGGGCGTCACATGTATTGTGGGTAGAGGCATATAATTGGACTACATTAGCGTGGGACTATTTAGGACTATTAGGGAATTCAAATGTAAAGCAATGGTATTCATTTCCAATATTTACACCTAATACATACATATCTTCCGGAGCAGTTCAGATAAGAATATCACATCAAGGAACGGGAATAATATCACATCAACTTGTTCTTGATTATGTTGATATTAATTTCGGAGGAGCTGGAGGAGGAACAAGTATAGAGGCCAGTACTGTCGGTTTTACTCCAGCAGGAGGTGTTAGTTCTACAAACGTACAAGCAGCTATTCAGGAGTTAGATACTGAAAAACAAAACGCCGCAAATGCCGTAACAGCCACATCTGCGTTTGGAACTGATAACCGATTGATAAAATCAAACGGCACAGGTAGAGATACTGAAGTTACAGGATTAATCGTTGATTCTAATAATAAACTGGGAATAGATGTAACCCCACTTGCGGAATTGCATCTTGACGGAATTTACAGACAGGAAAGAACTGGATCACCCGCACAATACGCGACTTTAACTTTAGACAATGGGTTTACCGAGTGGGATTCAAACGCAAATGGTGGGTATAAATGGTTATTTGGTGCTGCTCAGAAAGCTGCATTAAGTGCTGACGGAG